CTCGCGAGCCCAGGGCCGATCGTCGGCTCGACGGCACGGAATTCCAGGTGCTCACGGGACACTGGCCACGAGACTGGGATCAGCTCTTGATCGAGATGAGAGAGGCCGAGGCCGTACCGGCCTGAGAGGAGATCGAGATGAAGGTCGTTGCATTGAAGAGCTTTGTGGCAGAGATCGGCGGTCGCACCATCCACGCCGACGAGGGCCAGGAATTGGACGTAGATCGCGATACCTACGCTGGGATCGCCGGTCTAGTCCAGAAAATCAAGCCGAAGGCTAGCGGGCCTGCCTCGGAAACGGCGGCGATTGAGCCATCGGAGAATGAGGCGATGCCCAGCCCTCGGAAGCATAAGAAAGGCTAAGACCAGGCGGTAGGCGATGAGCAATCTGTATGTAACGCCGGCCGAGATCAAAGACAACGCGCCGGACGCCATTCGGGCGGCGACGACGAAGTACGACGACGTGCTGACCCGGATGGCCGGCAACGCCAGCCGCGACATCGATCGGTGGTGCCGGCGTGTCTTCTATCCGTGGTCGGGCGTCCGGACCTTCAACGGGGGCGGCAAGAGAACCTTGTGGATCGACGACGTCATCAGCATCTCGCAGCTCCGGTATTCGGATGACAACGGAGCGACGTACACCGCGCTGGCGCAGTTGGCCAATTGGCATCTTGCCCGGGCCGATGACTACAACCACCCGGGCAGCTACGACAGGCTGGTGATCGATCCGAACAGCCTGATCCTTGGTGTCTGGCCATCCGGCATCAAGAGCGTGGAGGTCACCGGGATCTGGGCCTATGCGGACGATCGGGCGCAGGCCTTCGAGGCGACGGGCCTGACGGTCGCGAATGATCCGCTCGCCGCCGGCGCCACGTCGGTTACGGCATCGGCGGACGCCACGGGCGATGATCAGTTCAAGGTCTCGCCGGCGGTCGGGGCAGGGATGCTCCTGCGGCTTGAGCTGGAATATCTTGAGTGCACGGATGTTGCGACGGTGACCCTGACGGTCCTGCGCGGGCGCAACGGGACGACGGACGCGGCCCATGCGAAATTGAAGCCCATCGAGGTTTGGCGTCCGCCGGAGCCCGTGAAAGAGGCGGCGGCGATCATGGCCGTCCGGCGCTTGCAGCGAGCTCTGCAGGGCTACGCCGATGCCTCAGCCGACGTCGATCTCGGCCGGCTGCGTTTCGTGCGTGGGATGGATCCCGAGGCGGAACGGCTTCTCTGGCACTACCGGAAACCGGGGCCGGCATGATCGGGTACGAGGTCGAGGTCAAGGGATTGAAAGAGCAGCTCGAGAAGCTCAGCAAGATCGATGAGATCGCCAGCCCTAAGCTGCGCTCTGCGATGCTTAACAGCGTGCAGGGCATTGAGAACCAGGCGCGGGACAATGCGCCGGTAGGTATCACGGGGGAGGTACGCAGCGGGTTCCGACATAAGGTTGGCTATTACTCGGGCAGTGGATCCGATGTCTGGGGGCTCGTGGAGAACCCGACCTTCTACGCCCGCATGCTCGAGTTCGGGACGCAACCTCACTGGCCCCCCAGCGGGCCCGGAACAAAGATCGACCAGTGGGCCTCGAGCCACGGCATGGAAGCTTTCCTGGTGGCCCGGAAGATCGCACGGAGCGGCGTGAAGGCCAGGCGGTTCCTGGCAAGGGGGTTCCGTGAGGTCCGGCCGGCGATCGACACACTCTTTGCGGGAGCGCTCCGGCAAATCGCCGAGGCGTTGAAGGTCTGAGATGGCTTACGAGGATTGGGCAGCGACGCTGAAGACGAAGGTCGGCGAGCTCACGGGGCTGACGGGCGGCGCCCGTGACTACACCGATCTGCCGGCGACGCTTCAAGAATTCCCGATCGCCATCATTCTGCCGAACGACGGCGACCTGGACTACAGCTCGGGCGGGCCCAACATCGAGATGGTCCGGGTCAAGATCACGATCTACACGGCTGGGTCGATCCTGCCGGAGGCGATGAGTACTTGCGTGCCCTTTATCGCGCTGATGCGGAACAAGATCGCGGGTAACCTGCAGCTCGGCGGCCTGGTCGATTACATCCTGCCGTCGAAGCCCTGGTTCAGCGGGCCCGGCGTGCTGCGCTACGGCGACAAGGAAGGATTGATCGGAATCGTCTTCAACTATCTTGTGAAGGAAAACGTATCCGGAGACTTCACGGTGCAGGTCTAGGAGGCTGACATGGCCAAGTACAAGTACGTGGGTGTGGGTCTCGGCGTCCCAGGCCTGCCGCACGAGGTCGACGAGGCGACGCTGACGCCGAAAGAAAAGGACCTCCTGCGGGAGGCCATCCAATCCGGCAACTACACGCCGGTGCCTGAGCCGAAGAAGCCGGGCGCGGCCAAGGAGGTCTAAGCAATGACTGGCGAGAGAGCTCTTTCCAAGATCCAATGGGGCAAGGAGAGTGCGGCCGCACACGGCACGGCGGTGGCGGCCGACACGATCCTGGCCGGCGCCGAGATCTCGGCGATCAACCCGGATCGCAAGCCGAGTTACTACGACGACGCGCTGGGAGTGCGGATGAGATCGACCCGCTCCGTGATCTACCAATACCTGGCGCAGAACACGATCAAGCTGCCGGCGTGCTACTTCCAGTTGCTGCCGATGCTCTTCTCGTGCGGGCTTCTGGGGAACATCAGCCCCGCCGAGCAGACGCCGAGCCAGAACGACATGCTCTGGACGTTCCTCCCCTCCCTCACCGGCGACAACGTCCCTGACTCGATCACGCTCGAGATGGGAGACGACACCCAGGCCTACGAGGCCGAATACCTGATGTTTGAATCGATCAAGCTCGCCGGCCAGATCGCCCAGGGCGCCGACGAATCGCCCGTTTCCGCGGAAGCGGCCTATTTCGCCCGCCAGGTGACGCCGACCACATTCACGGGGGGGCTGTCGCTGCCGTCGATGGAGACGATGAACGCCAAGCTCTCCCGGTTCTACGTGAACACGACCTGGGCGGCTCGAGGCACGACCGAGAAGACCGGGACGATCCGAGCCTGGGAGCTCGAGTTTCTGACCGGGCTGCATCCGAAGTTCCTGGGATCGGCCGACAAGTTCTTCGACATCCACGGCCAGAGCTTCATCGAGGCGATGCTGACCCTGACCCTCGAGGGCAATGCGAACGCGGATGCTCTGTTCGATTACTACCAGGCAGGGACGAAGATCGCCCTGGGACTGAAGGTGAGCGGCGCGTTGATCGGGACCGGTGTAGCCCACAGCCTGGCTGTGAATCTCTGGGGGATGTTTGAACACGTGACCGCGCTCTCGGAAGAGGTCGGCGGGAACAATTTGCACAAGGCCCTCTTCCACGCCATGTACGACCCCACCGGGGCGCACGGGATCGAGGCCAAAGTCATCACAAGCGTCGCTGGCGTCTAGCGGGAGGCTGCTGTGCCGATCGAGATTCGCAAGGTTGTCCGGCCGCTCCGGCTCTCTGAGTTCGCTCAGGAGTACGGAGAGGAAACGCTCGACGTCTGGGTCAATCCGCCGCGGGGCAGGCGTGCCGAGTACGCCCGGGCTGCGTTCTTGAGCCGGACGGGGGTTGCCAGGCTTGAGGCGCCGGTGGCTGAAGAGACGCCGGCGCTCGACGAAGAGGCGCGGGCAAAGATCGTGGCGCAGGTCGCAGAAGGCAACGACGGGGTCTTCGCCTACTTTGCCGAGCTGTGGTCGCAAGGGGCCGATGTTTCGAAGCATCTCGGGTCGGCCCAGGTGAAGGATTTCGCCGTGCGCTGCATGGAAGAGGATCAGGCGCTGTGGTCCTTCCTCGTGAGGCAAACCCTGGCTCTCATCGAGGAGCACAGGAGCGGCGAAAAAAAAGGCTAGGGGGGGAGCTCCTAGCCCTATCGGTGGGCAAGGGCACAACCTGGGAGCCCCTCCAGAATATCCTCCTGGCCAGAAAGATCAATGCAGCGATGGGGGGCGCCGTCGTGGGGCCCTGGGACATCGACCAGCTGGACGATACGACTGTCGACATGATCCTCGGGTTGGCCGAGGATCTTCCAGGCTTGAAGGCAGGGCAGCAGAAAATCGAGGGGGAATTGCAGGCCTGGCGCATGAGACATCCGACCTATAAGGATCGTGAGTTGCGGATGAAGGTGCATTGATGCCCTCGAGCATCCTTGATCTCATTCTAAACACCCGCAAGACCGGTACCGGGGCGAAGGACGCCAAGAAGGAGCTCGACGGCGTCACGACGTCGCTCAAGAGCCTGGCGGCTGGCGCAGGCCTGGCGCTCGGCGCCGGCGGCGCTGCATTCATGCTGGGGAAGTTCCTGAGCGAATCAGTCGCCCAGGCGGCTCAAGCTCAGCAAGCCCACGCTCAACTCACGAATGCAATCGCAGGGCTCGGCGCGGGCGCGGGCGTAACCGCAAAGTCGGTGGAGGATCTGTCTCTAAGCCTTTCCCGGATGTCGACCTATGACGATGAGGCTATCGTCAGTGTGGAGACGATCGCTCTCCGGGCCGGCGTCGCCGCCAATCAATTACCCAAGTTCACGCAGGCAGTCCTTGATCTCGCTGCGGCCACGGGTGAGAGTCTTCCGGCTGCTGCGACGGTCATGGTGGCGGCCTACGATGAACCAGTGGCTGCCATCAACAGGCTCGAGCGCAGCGGCCTAAGACTCCCGGCTGCCCTCGAGGCGCAGGTTGCAGCTCTGGCTAAGGCCGGGGACCAGGCGGGGGCGACAGCCCTCCTCATGGAGCATCTGGCCAGCGTGACGGGAGGCGCCGCTGCAGCGGCCGCAGATACCTACACGGGGAAGATCACACAGCTCAAGAACGAATGGCAGAATTTACAGGAGGCCGTTGGAGAGGGAAATATCGGTCTCATTGAAAGCACGGGCATCATCGAGTGGGCCACGAAGACCATTATCGATGCAACCGATGCGATCGAGCGCGAGAACTTCCTGCGCGAGCACGGGATCTCGGTTATCCGGCAAACGACCGAGGGGCACTATCGCCTGGCGAATGGAACCCGACTGACCAACCAGCAGCTCGATGAGTACATTGCTCGCCAGGAGCGACTCGATTCGGAGGCGGATCCACGGCGGGAGGCCATCGAGAGCTACAGAGAGGGCTTGGCTGGTGTAGGGGAAGCGGCGGAGGTAGCTGCGCCCAAGGTCGGCACACTCATGGAGGCGATGGCGGCCGGCAAGGGCGCTTTCGTGCCGATCAATTTCTCCCTGCCGGATCCAGCTGCAGAGTTCACCAAGATCGACGAGTATCTCAAGAGCGTTGCCAGCGGCGAGGCGGCCGGTGGCAAGCTGACCATGATGGTTGATCTCGCGCTGCAGCAGGGGCAACTAGATCCCGGAGCGGCGGCGGACATTCAGAAGCAAATCGGCGTCACAAGCGCCGACCTCGCTTTCAAGGCGGGGGAGATCGATGCCGGGGAACTTCAGACCCAACTGACGGAAGTCTATGGCATGCCTGCCGAGGAGGCAAAGGCCCATATCAAGGACGTGATGACCACGACCACCGACGAGATCAAAGATCAGATGGACAAGCTAGGGGTCAAGCTGGCGACAGAAATTCAAAGTGCGAACCCGGCCATCAAGAAGGCCATGCAACCGATCTTCGATGCAGCTGCGGCGTTCAAGGGGATCAAGGACAAGGAGATCACGATCACCGTTGTTTGGGTGAATGAAGGCCGAGGGCTGGGTGGCCAACATGGGCTCGATATTATGGTGCCCGAGCAAGTCAAAGGCGACAATTTCCCCGTCTTCGCGACTGGCGGCGAGCGCGTCATCGTTCAGACGCCAGCGCAGCAGGCAGCGGGCGTCACGGTCGGGGGGCCGGCGCCAAACGGGGGCGGAGGCGTGACCATTAGGGAAATCAACGTGAACAACGGCATGGACGAACGCGCGCTCCTGGCCATGCTCCGGAGGCTCTCGGGATGAGCCGGACGTTTCAGGTTACAGACGGTACGACGACGATCTCCCTCTTGAGCGTTACGGGGATCATCCCGCCGCGGGGCGGCTTCGGCGGCATCCAGCTCGACCGCGCGAATTTATCGGGGGATGTCCTCGCCGGCGGCGACGTCGCCGAGAATTTCAAGCTCAATATTATCGGATCCAGCCACGACAACGTGGCAACACAGATCCGGGCGTTGATCAATCTTCTCCGCAAGGCGCAGCTCTACTGGACGACGAACTTTCAAACGACGCCGGTCTACCTGGTGCAACAGACCACGAACGAGACGAATGCTCGCTACGCCCTTGTGAAGGAATGCTACGAGCTTCGCTTTGTCGATGTCTTCAATCATCCATTCGAGATCGACAAGTACGTCGAGAACTTCGGGCTGACGATCGTCCGGGAGCACCCGTGGCGATCGGAGATCCCGGGGACGCTGCCGACGGCAATCACGCTGACGAAGACCGATGGGCCGGCGGATGGCCCCGAGATGGATGTTGGGAATGCGCGGTCGTCCCTCGCCTTGACTTATCTCTACAACTACGATGC